AATAAAAAACAACTTTTTGGTTACTTGTTTTTTATTATTTTTAGTATTTTGTTTTGTTTTGTTATGATTTGTTTTGTTTTGTTATCATTGTTTAACCGGTTATTGCTGCTTCTTTGAAGCATGTTGTTCCTTCATATGTATATACAATTCGAACTTCAATACCACTTTTAACGAAAATCTCGGCACCTCCACCACCATCACCGTAACCCCATCTTTCACTTCGAATATATTCACCAACATATTCTAATTCATTGGAAGTGAAATATTTTTCATTTGGATGCCTACCCTCTCTTCTAGTATATATGGCAAAGAAATAGGATGTACCTGTTTCAAATTTGGTTAATCTAAATACTTCTGTTTCAGGCATAGTAATATACTTTACTGTTATGAACTTATATGAATGCTTATAACTTTAGTTAGATAAACACTTCAATTTTTAACGAGTGTTTTTAACGAGTGTTTTTAACGTGCTATTAATGATATGATGCAAATTATAATAGACAATGAGTAGCTATTCGCAGAAAATAATATGTTATAAACGTAAGATAATATATTATTATGGCTTTGCAAACATTTATAAATACTCTTATAGAGAATGTTCCTGAAAAACATTTACCAAAAAAAATAGATTTAGTATTAGATGGAGGAGCATTCAATGGCGTATATATGCTAGGTAGTTTGTTTTATATAAAAGAATTAGAACGCTCTAACAAAATAAAAGTAAACAAGGTATCAGGATGTAGTATAGGAGCTATCATAGGACTCTTGTTTTTATTAGACAAAATGGATATTTCAATTGGGATATGTAACGACTGTTACAAGTATTTAAGAAAGCATCAAGATTTAAAAAAGGTAATTGTAAAATTTAAGAAAACGATGAATGAAATTATTAGTGAAGAGGATGTACAATTAGTAAATAATCGTTTTTACTTGACCTATTTCGACACAATTAAAGGCGAACAAATCGTCAAGAAAAAATATAAAAATAAGGCTGAATTAATTGATAATATCATTAAATCTCTCTATGTACCTTATTTAATGGAAGGAAAGGCAACAGACAATGATGGTTGTATCGATGGCGCGTTCCCATATATGTTTAAAACAAAAGATAATGGTAGCAAGGTGCTATTTTTGAATTTACAAAGTCTAGATAAAATAAAAAATATGATTTTCATAAAGAACGAAAAGAATATTTACTCGCGATTACTTGAAGGATTAATGGACACTCATCAGTTTTTCGAGAAAAACGTCGCCAATAATTTATGTAGTTATGTGAATGATTGGAACATGATTGATGTATTATTTTTTAGATTGAGAGAAATAGTATATATAATTCTTGTATATATCTTTCGATTAGGATTACATATAGATGATTTATTACCAGAACGTCTAAAAAATGACACCTTTATTAGACAACACATATCTGTATTTAAAAATATTTGGAGAGATATAATGTTATATTTGACTGTATAATTATCGAATACATGATGATACACATATTTTTTTGAATAATATTTATGTTTATTATTCAAAAAATAGTCAATATAGAAAAGAATCAAAATAATCAAAATAATCAAAATAATCAAAATAATCCAAATACTCCTTTTCCTTTTCTTTTCGTTTTCGTTTTATTGCGTTTATTCTTCTTGTTGTGTTTTTTTGTACCATGTTTGGAACTATTGTTTCCTTTTTTCATATTATCTTCTTTCTTTTCCTCTTTTTTCATTTTTTCTTCGAATGGAACATATCGTAAAAACCACGATTCATACTCTTTTGAGTTTCTTTTGTTCTTTAATTCCTTGTATTTTTCCGCCTTGGTGTTTCTCATTTCTTCCAATGTATCTTGTTTTCCGTAACAATTAATACTAAATCGTTTTAAAAGTCCCTTTTGCTGTAGTCTGTTTTTCTGTTGTACATCAAATAAATACTGAGCCATACATAAGATGCGATTTTCATCATAATAGTCACGGTCGCTATAGAAAAACGCAAAATAAAAACTCAACATGGTATCAATCGTTGCTACGCGAACCGTTTTTTTCCCCTTTTTAATAATATTATAACTATGACAGGCCAATGGTTTATAAATAAAAGCGACAGTTTCTTCTATTTTATTGATTTTCACCTTTATTTCATAATGAGGCGCAATGAGTTCTCCTATTCCCTCGTGTTTTATAAGTTGAATATCTTTGTAATCAAAATCTTCTAATCTCTCCTTCAATATAGCTGCCGCTTTTTCAGGTTCTTCCGCCAATACATCAAAATCCGGTGTTTTTTGGAAGAGTTTCTTTTGCTTGGTAGGCATGTATGTAGAATAAAGAAAACTGGCATATCCTCCAAAAAAAATCAAACCTTGGTCAATAAAAGAATCGCGTACTGTGTAATATAATTGTTCCTCCTTCTTTTCGTCAAGACGTTCAAATTCTCGTTGAAACAATTTAGGATCACAGTGCTTACCACGTAATGGGTAATTCTTATTTAATAAGATAAGTCTTTTTAGCACTTTTTCCCAACGACTAATATCGCCAGCAGGACGAGACAATTCCAAATACATATTCATGCGAAGAAAATTAGGAGGACAATATAATATACCATATACGCGAATTGCTTCTTTTTGAACACGTTTAAATAACGGTTTTTCTAAATAAGTAATATCTGCTACAGGAATAAAATTGACAAATACTTTATACGTGCCATAATGAACCCCAGCTTTTGCTTCAACTTCTTGAAACCCCTCGTTATAATAAATATCTGCCAATTCTTTTGCGTCTTCAAGAGAAGTCGGACTATAAAAATCGTAATCCGGAATTTCAATGTCTTTATCATAAAACTGATCATCTAGTGGAAGAATATTATTAATAGCGGTTCCACCATAACAAACTAATCGTTTCTTCTTTAGAAAATCCTCCAATATAGAAATTATTTTTTTAACATCAGGATCACTTACAGTCTTCTTACCTTTACGTTTTTCAGCAATATCAATGGCATCTCTCAATATAGCAACTTCCTTTTCTTCCAAGGTTAGTTTATTATTACACGATGACATGGATTATTATATATATAATAATGACATAAAATTATTATATACATATTTGAATAGATAAATCATTTTATGTATGAACTTATACACTAAATGAATAGTAATCAGTAGATACATCACGAGTCGTAAAAGAATTCTCTGGATTTTGCGGAGTAGGATCAGGAATAGTGACTGGAATAAATCGCAAGTTTTCAGGTTTTAATACAAACGCGTGTCCAACTTTGTCGAAAAACATTGTATAATACTGCATATTATCATCAAAGTTTTGGAAATTCATACCAACCCATTGACACCCATAGTTAAAATTCAATACAGCAGACATGTTATTGTTATAAACACTTAAATCTGGCATAGCTAGAGTCATGTTTTTCTTGTTATATTCAATTAATTCATCGGAATTTGGTGTATTAACAATATCATAATGACGCAAAGATCGCAAAAACATGGAACTGGATGCAATATTTACATATTCCTTTAGGGGTGTATTTTCAAAAAGAGGGTTCGCACGATCAACTGAAATTATGATTTTTCCAAGGAATAATTTCAAGTCTTCACTACCCAAGTTTTTGCCGACATATTGGTAACTATATTCTTTGTCTAATAATCTAGATTGAATGGTATTATAAATGGTATCTGCCATTTTTTTATACATTTTATCGTTATTACTGGAAATTCTAAAGTGTAATATCAATGGATCATTGGGGTTGGGACAAGAACCACCACTAAATGCATAATTATTTACTACTTGTAATGCTTCTTCTAAATGTATTTGATTGTATGTTTGCTTCACTGTATAGTTATCTACAGATGAAGCTGCTATAATAGGCTCATCGTTAATGGAATAAATATCAAAATCCAAAACACGAGCACCTTGAGCAATACATGTTTTTAAAGCACAAATATTAACATAATCGTTTTTAAATTGACCACCACAACAACAGTTGTAAGCGGTTTTTATATAATAATCTCTCAGTTTGTAACTATAGGCTGCATCATCCGGATTGATAGATGATATATTTGGGAAAGATGAATACACTTTTCCTAGTGCATCGCAATTATTATTATTAAGACGAATTTTATCAACGGTGTAAGCGACTAAACCAATTATTAAAATAACGATTACGAAATAAGCAATATATTTTACCATGACAGCTTTATTTTGTTCTTTAAACATTTTTGAAAACATTTGATGAGCATTCTTTAAATTTTCCATACTTATAATAGTAGATGAAAAAATATTTTAACAATGAATGATTATATATTATTGCTAGATTATGCCACTTTTATTATGTAATTTTATAAAAAGTTAAACAATAATTAATGTATGATAATTATATATAAGTATTATGCCTGGAGGATTATTAAATATAGTAGCTTATGGAAATCAAAATGTATATTTAAACGGAAATCCATCAAAGACCTTTTTCAAGACAACATATAAAAAATACACCAATTTCGGTCTTCAAAAGTTTCGCCTAGATTTTGATGGCCAACGTTCGCTCAGATTATCAGAATCATCTAAATTTACGTTTAGAATGAAGCGATATGCGGAATTATTACTAGATACATATTTAGTCGTTCAACTACCTACTATATGGAGTCCTATTTATCCACCACAAGATTGTAGTGGAAATTGGGCACCTTATGAATTCAAATGGATTGATAATTTGGGCACACAAATGATTGAAGAAGTGGAAATAGCAGTTGGCGGACAGACACTAAATCGTTACTCAGGAGCATATCTACTTGCGATGATCCAACGCGATTTTACAACCGTAAAAAAAGCACTATACGATAACATGAGTGGTAATGTAGCCGAATTAAATGACCCTGGAAACGTTGGTCCTCGCGTAAATGCTTATCCAAACGCATATTATACAGACAATCCAGTTGGTCCGGAACCTTCTATAAGAGCGCGGAAGTTGTATATTCCAATTAATTTTTGGTTTACTTTAGCAGCGAAAATGGCTTTTCCTTTAGTAGCACTACAATACAACGAATTGGAAATTAATATTACACTTCGACCCATACAAGAATTAATTGTTATTCGCGATGTAGCAGACCAACAAAATAATTACCCATATGTTCAGCCCAATTTTAACGAACCATTACAACAATTTTATCGTTTTTTACAACCTCCTCCGGATATTTCATTAAATACTGTATCATCCTATCAAGATAAACGAACAAATTGGAATGCGGATGTTCATTTAGTATCTACTTATGGATTTTTGTCCGAGGAAGAGTCGAAAGTATTTGCAGCACGAGAACAAAAATACTTGTTTAAATCTATCTATGATTGGAAGTTTTTCAATGTTACAGGTAGTCAGCGAGTGAAAATGGAAAATACAATGGGTATGGTTTCATCGTGGATGATGACATTTCAGCGAAATGATATTAATTTAAGAAATGAATGGAGTAATTACACAAATTGGCCTTATAATTATCTGCCTCAGGAAGTCGATTTTGCGGATCCGTCTGGAAATTTGGTATTGGATTGCAATGCTGTTACTCAGGCAGGTATTGGTCCTGGTCATAATCCATCTGACGGAAAACATACTGGATATTTTACTACAGGTGATTTTAATCCTCAAAATCAAAAAGACATTTTATTGCAAATGGGTATTTTATTAGACGGAAAATATCGCGAAAATGTATTGGATGCTGGTGTATATAATTACATTGAAAAATACGTAAGAACATCAGGTAATGCTCCAGACGGACTCTACAATTATAGTTTTGCAATTCATAACGATCCATTTGATTTTCAGCCATCTGGTGCTATGAATATGAGCAAATTTCGCGATATTCAGTTGGAATTTACGACATATAGTCCTCCACTAGACGAAGAAGCTCAGTTTTACACCATTTGCGATCCTTCAACAAATGAAATTATAGGTGTAAATAAACCAAATTGGCGATTATATGATTACAATTACAACATGACTGTATTTGAAGAGAGATACAATGTGATAACATTTGTTGGTGGTAATTGTGGGTTAATGTATGCTCGTTAATAATGTTATACCTTATGTAACTTTTACTAAGATTACAAGTTAAAAATAAAAAATAAATAATTTATAAAAGTATTTATTTTTTAAAAGTTTCTAGATTCTTTATCGTAACATGGAGTTACCAGTTCCGCTAATACCTGATTTGCTAGGCTCTCCGTATTTAGTTTCACGCTTATTGAATGTGTCACTAGGTATTTCAGGTGTTTTAGTATTTGATAATGGACAATTTAATCCTTTGTATGGATCCGCAGTCCAGGCAGTGTTTGCTGAATAAACCCCACAATCGGAAAACATTCCTGTAGCTGATTTTCGACATTTGTAATCTACAGTAAATTTATGATCATTTGGGTATTCAAATTCAGTTGTTGGTAAAGCATATTTTTCTTGTTCTGCTCCAGGAAAGTCGCCCATTGTATCGGTTGTTTCTCGGTCAAACGCCTCAGGATTGCTAGGCTTTAAATGAGTAATCATTTCTTTAGTGTATCCGTTACTTACAGTCAATATTTGCGTATCTTTAATATAGTTAGAATCGGCGGTACCAATTTTATAAGAACCCGGTGGTTGTATTATATTTTGTACTTGCTGAGGAGTAAATGCTTCTTGAGAGAAAAAGATGCTTTTTTGAAAAATATATTGTTGATAAAGGAAATACAGAAATATTAAAATAGCAATACAAATAAATACTTGTTCTGTCATATAATCTAATATTAGATTAAATAATGAAGAGACAAATATAAATTACAAGTAAAATCAACTAATTTATATTATATTTTTATTCACTGACTATAGGCGTTCATTTCGATTTTATCTTTCTTGTTTTCACCTTTATCTTTGATTTTTTTGAACTCTTTGAACTCTTTGAACTCTTTGAACTCTTTGAACTCTTTGAACTTCTAGATTTCCTGCTAATTAATTTATCTACATATTTAGATTTACAATGTTCATACAAACCTTTGTCGGTAATATATTTTTCGATTCCAGGCGTCGTAAAATTCTGAATATTTTTCAAAGAAGAATAATACACATCTAGTTCTTCTCTTACGCGATTTCCAGCAGCGGCTCTATAAGCCTCAGGTACAAGATGTTTTGGTACAAACGTAATTCTATCCATAATCAGTTTTTTCACTCCTTCGAATGTAGATTCTTTTTTATTAGATGAAATATATTCTTCAATCATTGATTTAGTAATCTTGTTGGATTTGAAATATTGAGATACTTCTTTGGGATAATCACCATCAGCATCCTTCAACAACTCGCGTAACTGAATGCTTTTATAAACATAATTGTCAGATTGATTGACTCCAATAAGTTCGGCAGAATAAATATCATAACATATTGATTTCACCATGAAAAGCAATTTCAACGAGTTTTGTCGTCCTCCTTTTACAATTTGTATCATGTTTTCAATACTATTTGCTAAATATACATTTTCCTTTTGCTTGCTAGTAAAGTATTCTAAACTTTTCATAGTTGTTCCAGGGTCCTTTTCCTTTTTACCAAATTTAATATCCTGTTCATTTACGACAACTTTAATATTGGAAGGAACTGAATATGTGGTGTTAATGTATTTCACCAAATTGTGTAACATATAGACTCGGTCTTCTTCATCAACGCAACGCACCCAAGGCTTATTGTAGTATTTATTAGTCGGTACAAAATGATATTCGACATTTACTTTATTGTCGAATTTAGAAGAGATGTAGCTAGATATATTAAAAGCCAATTTTCCAACGGCTCGTGTAGGCGGAGAAAAAACACCACCGTCCCATATATATATTGTTTTTTTAATTGTCATTCTATGATTGTCTTATTATATGGGAATAAAATAATATGAATATAATTATACTGTTAAAATACAAATTACACTTTTAAAATATATATATTAAATATATATATGTCTAATGATAATGATGATAAAAAAGATAAACCTAAAGAAAATGATTGGACAAAATTTGGACAAGATGTATTAACTGCCTTTTGT